TCGACATTCTTGGATATTACGTGGTGTTCAAGATCACCATTAATGAAGTAGTCCACCTCAAACTTGTAATTCTCATTAAGAGTTTTCAAATTCAATTGGACGGTGCCATCTTCACTAGATTCAAAGGATTTATTATTTTGGGTAATCTTCACAGCGATAAATCTACGGTGTAAAGCATTTGGTTCTTCAATTGCGACTTTCAGAGGAAGTTTCTGATTTGTAGTTGCAATTACTATTTCTGAACGGAAATAGGTTGAACCTTTTTCTTCAAGTCCTGGCATAACTAACTGCCAAGATTTGGTATTTATAGCATCTATTATTTCAAGTGCCTGCAAAATCCGGTCATTAGGATCTTTTGACTGTAGGAACTCGTCAAAAAGCATGACCCACTGATTGTGATAGCCTGAATAAAAATCATCTTTTGAATTTCTGGAATATAGGTCATTTCCAGTAAATTTCTCATTTCTGTAGCGCAGAGAGAGATATTCATAAAGAAGCGTGGAAAAATAGGTTTTTCCCTTTCCGCTTTCTCCATGAAACAAAATGCCAAGAGGTTCTTTTCTTGGCTGTGAATTTTCAGATTGATTTAGTATATGCTGACATTGTTGGAACTGAACTCTCCAATCTCGCATCTGCCGTGAAACAGAAATCAAAAATTCTTTGGAAGCTGCATCATCTGGTTTCAATGTTGCAACATTCTTAATAATCTTTTTGTAATTGTCAACGAACACTTTAGCTGTGTGAACGTTGGCAAAATCTGCTGTACTACAAGTGGACATTAAAGTAACTAACTCTCTATGACTAGAATGAAGCTCCTTACGGGACAGTCCTAGGGCGGTATACGGTTCACCCCAGAACTCCTCATAGATAAGGTCTACTCCTTCTCTAACTAAACTGACTGCTGACTTAATAAACTCTACTAAATTTTTGGTTGATAGTACCATGGTGTTTAAAGCACTTAGTACCGTAGAAAAATCCTTTACACCTTTCCAAGCAGCCAACGAGGCCGCAATAAATTCGGTGTGAATTTCTCCTCCTT